CGAAGACTCCAGAATTATGAATGGTGACTTTGTTTCTACAAAGGACGAACTCAAAAATGGAATGATCTTTAGCAACTTGCATGGCTTCAAAGTGTTTATGTCAAACAACCTACCTGAAGTCGGTAATGGTCCAACAGGAGCTACTTCTACAGGATCAAGCCACTTTGGTGTAATCGTTGCAGGACATAGTTCAGCAGTAGCCACTGCAGAGCAAATCAACAAAACAGAGACATATCGTGACCCTGACAGCTTTGCTGACATCGTCAGAGGTATGCATCTCTATGGACGTAAAATATTACGACCTGAAGCACTTACTCGTGCTATATATGTCTCAAAATTCTAAGGGAGGTAAATCATGGCTACAATTACAGCAACTCTTGCAAATACTCATGGTTCTTCTTCTCGTGGAAGACAACCATATTATGTGCAACAAATCGTTGACCTAACAGCTAACAGCATTAATCCTAACGGTGATGTAGTACAGTGTATTACTGTACCTGCAAACACCAAAATTATTGCTGCAGGTTTTCAGGTAACTTCAAGTGCAACGCAAAATACTGGTACTGACGCAACAGCTATTCTTGGAACTGCTGTTGATGATAATGAGTATGTTGCGGCATTTGATATTGACGGTGCTTCTGATGGTGCTTATGCTCCTAGTGCAACCGTTGCAGGTGATATCGTAATTACTTCAGACGATACTTTGGACTTAACATTAGCAGGAAGTGGAGCTTCATTTTCTGCAGGTGAGATCAGAGTATATGCTGTCCTACAGGACGTTAGTGACATCGGTGAGATGGAAGCTGACGAAGTAGGTAGAGATCAACTCGCCTAAATTATAATCTAGGGGGCAGGTGAAAGCTTGCCCTCTATTTTAATATAAAGGAATACTAATGGCAGATACAGTCACATCGCAAACAATACTAGATACACCTTACAGATTAGTTATGAAGTTTACTAACGTAAGTGACGGCACAGGAGAGAGTGCAGTTCAAAAGGTAGATGTAAGTGCATTTACTGCAGGTGAAAAAGGTGCAACATGCACAGGTGTAACAATAGATAGAATACATTTTGTAAATGACGGAATGAAAGTACAGATACTTTGGGATGCATCCACAGACGTAGAAGCATACAAACTATTAGATACCGAAGGGTATTATGACTTTAAAAGCTTTGGTGGACTACAGAATAACTCAGGTTCAGGTAAAACAGGTGACATCATGTTTACAACTGTGGGACATTCTAACACGGATACATACAACATCATACTAGATATGACAAAACAATCCTAAGAGGATACAATGTCTGGAACATATCTAACACTTACAAACAGTACACTAGCAAGACTAAACGAGGTACAATTAACCTCCACAACTTTTAGTTCTGCTAGAGGTATACAAACTCAAGCTAAAAACGCTGTTAATGAATCTATACGTTATATAAATCAGAAAGAATACAACTTTCCATTTAATCACGCTACTGAAACAAAGACTGTTACAGCAGGTACAGTTAGGTACAGTTTGCCTACATCGACTAAACATGTGGACTATAATACATTTAGATTAGTTAAAGATGAAGATTTAGCAACAAGTGGTGGTAAGTTATACATTCTTCAATATAACGACTACATAAATCAGTTTGTAACTCAAGAAGATGAAATAAATACGACAACATTAGATGGTTCGCTAACAGACTCAGCAACCACAATAAACGTAGTCAGCACCACAGGATTTGATAGTACAGGCACATTGCACATAGGCAATGAAGAAGTTACATATACAGGCACTTCATCCACGACCTTTACAGGGGTTTCGCGTGGAGCAAATAGCACAACAGCTTCTGCTCATGACAGTGGAGTGCAAGTAGCACAGTTCGACCAAGGAGGAGTTCCTAGAAATGTGGTTAGATCCCCTGACAACAATTATCTTTTACACCCTTATCCTAATAAGTCATATACTATAAAGTTTGACTATTACACTTTCCCAACAGACCTATCAGCACAAGATGACACGACAAGTATTCCTGCACGTTTTGATGCAGTAATAGTAGACGGTGCTACAGCTTTTGTGTATCAATATAGAGGAGAAACTGCACAGTATCAGCTAAACTTTGCACGATTTGAGCAAGGTATAAAAAATATGCAGTCTCTATTAGTAAATAAGTATGAATATATAAGATCAACATTTATACCAAGAACACCAAGTCAAGTATTAGATTTGAATCCTAGAGTAGTTTAGTATGCCAGATTTATCACAAACATCACCTGCTGCATTTCCACTGCAAGGTGGATTAGTTTTAAACAAATCTACATTTGCGATGCAACCCGGAGAAGCACTTGAGCTTGTAAACTTTGAGCCAGACATAGGTGGTGGATACAGAAGAATAAATGGTTTTGAAAAATATAATACAAATGTAGTTCCACAAACAAGCTTATCAACAGAAGAAGTATTATTGGCTTGTATATTTAATGACACAATAGTTGCTGCTAGAGGACAAAAGATATTTACAGCGACAGCAGGAAGTGGGTCTTGGACAGAAAGAGACAGTGGCAGAACGAGTGCAGGTAAATATACATTTGAAAAATTTAACTTTGATGGCAATGACAAACTCATAGTTGCAGACGGAAGCAATGCTCCAACGGTATTCAATACCTCGTTTGCAGCAACAGACGTATCATCAGGTGGAGGTGGAGAAGTTAGCACTGCTGTTACAGGAGCAAAGTTTGTAGCAGTATTTAAAGATCACATGTTCTACGCAGGAATGTCAAGCACACCACAAGAGGTAGTTTTTAGTGTACCATTTGATGAAGACAATTTTGCAACAGGTACTGGAGCAGGAAGTTTTAAAGTAGACGATACTATAACAGGTCTTAAAGTCTTTCGTGAAAACTTGTTTATATTTTGTGAAAACAGAATATTTAAGTTATCTGGAACATCATCAAGTAACTTTGCCGTAGCACCTGTAACAAGAAATATCGGATGTGTAAACGGACAGACAATACAAGAATTTGCAGGTGATCTAATATTCTTGGCAGCTGATGGTTTAAGAACCGTTGCAGGTACAGCAAGAATTGGTGACGTTGAACTAGGAACAATTAGTATACCAGTACAGTCATTTTTTAACGAAAACATAATGAACGCTTCTAATTTTGTTTCATTAGTTGTACCAAATAAAACTCAGTATAGATTATTCTTTACTAAAACAGGGACTGCTCAAGCATCAACAGAGGGTGTGTTATGTTCACTAAGAGGACAAACATTTGAGTTTGCAAAATTAAAAGGTATAAGACCAACAGCTACTGATACAGTGCCTACCACTTCAGCAGTAGTTCCTCCTTCAATAGTTATACATGGTGGAGAGGGTGGTTATATTTATAGACAAGAGGTGGGAAATGACTTTGATGGAACGGCTATAGATGGTAAATATAGAAGTCCAGATTTAAGTTTTGGTGATGCAGGAATACGTAAACACATGCATCGTGTTCTTGTAAGTTATAAACCTGAAGCTGCAATAAGTGCAGATATGTTTTTAAGATATGATTATGAAGATCCTAGCAGTCCTCGACCTGCAGCATACTCTTTAGCAGCCAGTGACATTGTTGCTGTGTATGGAACAGGTGTATATGGAACTTCAACATATGGTGGTCAATCAGAGCCTTTATTACGACAGTCAGTAGAGGGATCAGGATTTACCGTAGCATTAAGAGTAGATGATAACGGAGTAACAGCCCCTTACGCACTTAGGGGATTTCAGATGGAATATCAAACAGGAGCTAGAAGATAAATGGGAGCAACGTATACACGACAGTCTACATACAGTGACGGTGATGTTATCACGGCTGCCCACACTAATGACGAATTTAATCAGTTATTAGCAGCCTTTCAAGCATCAACAGGACACACACATGATGGTACTGCCAATGAAGGTGGTCCTATAACTAAATTATTAGGTAATACACTTACCTTTGGTGCAGCAACAGCAGGAACAGATATCACTATCACATTTGATGGTGAAACAAATGACGGTGTGTTTTCATGGATGGAAGATGAAGACCACTTTAAGTTTAGTGATGATGTTGTAATTGATGGCACAAAGAGATTGTACTTCAATGATGAAGGTGGAGAATATCTACACGGTGATGGCACAGATTTAAATATTGTTGCAGGTGCAGATATCAATATACCTGCAAATGTCGGACTAACATTCGGTGACGATGGAGAAAAGATTGAGGGTGACGGTACAGATTTAACCATCACAGGTAATAACATTAATCTTACTGCCACAGCAGATGTTAACATACCATCAGGTGTTGGTATAACTTTTGCTACAGCAGAAAAGATAGAATCAGATGGAACAGACCTTAGTATCACTGTTGGTTCAGGTGGAGACATCAATATTCCTGCTGACATAGGTTTGACGTTTGGTAATGACGGAGAGAAAATAGAAGGTGACGGCACTGACTTAACAATCACTGGTAACAATATCAATCTTACAGGTACGGCTGATGTCATCATACCTGCGAATGTTGGCCTTATTCTTGATGGGTCAGGTGCTGAGAAGATAGAGTCTGATGGCACAGATATAAACTTTAGTGTAGGCTCAAACGGTGATATAAATATTCCTGCCAACATTGGTCTAACCTTTGGCGATGATGGTGAGAAGATTGAAGGTGATGGCACTGATTTAACTATAACAGGCAACAATATAAACCTCACAGCAACTGCTGACGTTATAATACCTGCAGATGTTGGTATAACATTTGGTACTGGTGAGAAGATTGAAGGGGACAACACAGACCTTACAATAACATCAGGTGCAAAGATAAATCTTACAGCTACCTCTGACATACACGTACCAAACAATGTTGGTATAGTATTTGGTGGTGACAGCGAAAAGATTGAAGGAGATGGTACAGACATGACTATCTCTTCAAACAATCTTACTGTTGATGCTGCAGGAGATATAGTATTAGATGCAGGTGGTGCAAACATTACATTTAAAGATGACGGAACATCTATACTAGACATAGCAAACAACTCTAGTGATGTTGAGCTTACTGTAAGTGTTGCAGATAAGAACTTTGCAATCAAAGGAACAGATGGTAGTTCAGGCATAACAGCCTTAGACATTGACATGGCACTTGCAGGTAAAGCAACCTTCAGTGGAGATGTTGTTGTAACAGGTGACTTAACAGTAACAGGTGATGACATCACTATGGGTACAAACACCAGTGGTCACATCATGGTTGCTGACGGAAGTAACTTCAACCCTGTAGCTGTATCAGGTGA